TGGGTTGGACTTGTTGCCTTGGAATGGCGGGTAACTTCCTTGTTATTCCGATGGCAAACTTTGCGCTTGCTTTATCCAGTTCTTCAATCGTTATTCCCCTTATAGACTTGTCAACTATGTTGCCTGTCCTTATGGGAATGCTTGGGTTAGGTGGTTTACGTACATACGAAAAGACAAAAGGAGTTAAGTGATGCCTAGAGGTGTAGATAACAGCGGTAATCCCTATACCACGGGTACTGGTCGAGGCGGTAACCACAACTACTCAGTATACGATAACAGTTATGACCCTTTTGCACAAACAGGGTTACCTACGGAAGCAGGTGGGTATGACTTTAATGCGTCGATTACTAACCCTAATTTGAACCGACCACTGGGGCCGGGTGCGGTAGGTCAAGGAACTCAAGGTTTTCTTATTGTTGACGAATATGGATTCGACGGTTTAGACCCTTTTAAAACATCGACTTATGATGTTAGTTCTTTTGATGCGGGTCGTCGTTCTCTTCCTACTTGGCAAGAAATACGCCAAGGGATTACCAACTGGTACGAGGGTATTCCAGAAGCCGCAGGAGAATATTTAGAGAATATGCCTATAGTCAAAATAGGCAACGCTGTCTACGATGGCAGGTTTATGTCTGCCGCAGGAGACTGGTTAGGAGGTTGGCTTGATAGTCCTTGGAACCCTGCTAATTGGGAAAGAGGTGACCCTCCAGAGTGGTCAATAAGCGTTCCGGGAGCAGACGGTAATCCCACTACAATTGCTGCCGGTAGGTTTAACGAAGACTACATAAAACAGATGGGCTATTTAAGAAACTCCGGTGGTTATAGTCTGGCATCTCAAGACGCTGAAGTAGGCGACACTCTTACTACAACAGGCGGCGGTACGGTAGGTCTGGGTGGAAGAAAGCTACCACAACCCGGAGAGGAGGGATACATACATTATGGTACAGACCCTTTAGACCCTGAAGATTTAGACATACCGGAAGGTTCTTTCTTTAATTATATAACTAATCAGATAGAAAGTATTGAAGGTGACCCTTACGCTTACCGTCGTATTGATGCTAGTAATGCGTGGTTAAAGGCCGGTATTAACGATTTAAAACTTACGGACGAAGAATGGGCTAACTCGACGGAAGAAGAGAAACAAGCTAATTGGGAAGCACGACAAGAAGCGGCACAAGACTTTTATAACTTTGGTGTTCAAGGGGCTGACCCTTTTGGCGCTCTTAGTGGTCAAGTTTCGCAATATGATACAGACGTAAGTCTTTTAAAGGAAGCATACCTTAGTGGTGAATATACAACACAAGATTTAGAGCGTTACTACGACGGTTTAATTAGAAGTCAAGGCAAAGAAAACGCAACTAATCAAGCAATTCCTGAATTTGAAGAGCTATTAGCAAGTGCCGGTTATAGTGAAGAAGAGATTGATGTTTTTTCTGATAGTTTTACAGATGACAACACAATAGATACGGCCGGAGTTAGAAGTGCGGAAGGATTTTTTGACGAGTTTGCAGAGTCTGTTGATACGTTTACTTCTGTAGATGAAGACTTAGCTTATACCGCTTATAATTTGTATGATACTAAGAAGGAAGAAACCTACAATCAAATCTTCAGTGATTTAGACGAATTGTCTCGCGGAGACATGGAAGCCTTTGAAGATGAATATTACGATTTAGATATTGATATGCGAAACGCTTACCTTAGTCAGTTACTTTCTGACGGTAGGATTAGCGAAGAAAGCTACAAAAATTCTGTTATTACGAACCTCATAAAAGACGGTGTTACTTTAAGTCGAATGGAGGACGGTACAATCAGAACAGGGGATAACATTTATGAAGATTACCGTGTACTTGAGTTTCCTGAGTTAGAAGACAAAGAATACACTCAAGAAGAAATTAACTACGCTCGTCGCAATAACTTAGACTTAGAAGCCGACTATGGTACTGACAGCCCTACTAGCTTTGCTCAAGGTTCTGACGAGTGGAATGAAAGACGTGAAAGGATAGCTCGTTTAGATGCAGGTAATGTTCGTTTTAGTGCTACAGTGGAAGGACTTCCTATACCAGAGGAAAAAGAGCCTTGGGAAAAACTAGAAGGCCATGTCAAAGACGGTTTAAAAACATTCGGCTTAAATTTATTGACTAGTGGTTTGTACTCAGGAGTCCCCGCGGCTGAAAATATTCTTAAAGGTGAAGCAAACTCAGACGATTGGAAAGCAATTGCTCCTGTTTTTTTAGAATCTACAGGTGCAATAACGGAAGACACAGGAATAGCCGGACTAACGCCTGAGCAAACATTAAATGTTGTTGATGCAGTTATTGACGGAAACGTAGCAGATGTTGTTCTTACAGTAGTTACTCCCGATATATTAAGCGACAGTCTAAAAGCTGTAGGTATACCTCCTGACCTTGTTGATGATTCTGACTTTATAGCCGGTTTTAAGACGACTGTAGGTGCGCTTTATGAAGGTAAAACCCCACAACAGGCGCTTGAAGATGGTCTTATAAAGTACGTTAGAAAAGGTGGTAGCTTCGGCGAGTTTGACCTGCCGACCGGTGCGGATTTTGGTATAAGTTTTGACTTAGACTTTGATGGTCTTCCTGACGTTAATTTCGGTTGGATAGAAGACGCTCTTAGGGAAGTAGGGAGAGCTGTAGACGACACATTGCAAGCCGTAGGTGATAAATTAGAACCGCTTGTTGATGCCGCTGATGATGTTCTTGATACAATTGGTGACGTAATTGAAGACGTTAAAGACGCGCTTCCTACAGGTACAACCCCCGAAATAGAGGGAGAGTTACCACAAATAAACATAGACACTCCGGAAATAAACATAGACACACCGGAAATAAACATAGACACACCGGAAATAGACGGCCCTGACATTGACACACCTACAGGTACAACACCGGACGGTATTGATGTTGATATAGATACTGGAGACTCAGACAGCTCACCGACAAGAACAACTGATTATGCGTTTTCAGATTTGTTCAAATTTGACACACAAGTAGGCATAAGTCCTTCACAGCCGTTTATTACTTATTCTGATTTAAAAGGTAACAACCCCTTTGGGAGAACTATATAGTGACATATTTAGAAGCAATTAATAAAGTACTACGTAGGTTACGAGAGGATGAAGTAGCGTCGCCTGACTCTACAGCGTACTCTAAGCTTATTGGCGAGTTTGTAAACGACGCTAATCGTCTTGTAGAGGATGCGTGGGATTGGGGTGAGTTACGCGCCATTAGGCCTTTAACTTTATTCGCCACAAGTAGCTACGGTACTATTACTAGCCTTAACGAAAACTTTAAAATATTAGGTGTTTATAACCCTACGGATAAAAGTGAGTTAAACCGCGGCACTGAAAAAGACTACTACAATAGTGTTTATTTAGAGGACACACCAGACGGTACTCCTGCTAATTATCTTTTTAAAGGGTATACTGACGCTGATAACACCACAGCGGCTTTTAACTTTTACCCGCCAACGGACAAGACGCGCACCCTTTTGTTTGATATTGTAGACAGAAGCCCTGAGTTAGTATCAGGAACTTCCGACATTAGAACATCAGGTTTAGCCGTTGTTCAGTTTGCTCAAGCTATGGCGGCTGAAGAGCGTGGCGAGACTGGGGGAACTACCTCAAGTAAAATGTATGCTATGGCTCAGTCTACTTTGTCTGACGCTATTGCTTATGACGCGGCTAGATTCCCTACTGAAACAGTGTGGTACGACGTATGAGCCAACGATTACAACCTTTAACAGTAGCCGCTCCTGCGTTCTTCGGTTTAAACACCGAGGAATCGCCTGTGGGTATGAGTCCTAACTTTGCGTCCGTTGCTGATAACTGTGTAATTGATAAGAGAGGACGTATTGGTGCTCGTGAAGGATACTCAGAAGTATCTAATAATGGTGCTTCAGTTCTCGGTAGTAGCCGTGGTATTGAGGCTGTGTTTGAGTTTACATCCTTTGCAGGAGCAATCACAGTATTCTCTGCCGGTAACAATAAGATATTCACAGGCACTGCTACACTAGCCGAAGTTACACTACCTGTTGGTTATACTATCTCAGCAAACAACTGGAAGATAGTGTCTTTTAAAAACGACGTGTACTTTTTTCAGTCAGGACACACACCTCTAAGGTCTGTCGCAGGTAGTACTACACTTGTAGAACTAACCGATGCGCCACAAGCTAATGAAATCTTAGCGGCTTTTGGTCGTCTCTGGGCGGCTGACGTAGTAGGTAACAAGTATACCATATACGTTTCTAGTTTGTTAGAAGGAACTCAATGGACAGGACACACTAGTTTTCAAATTGATATTACTCAGTTCTGGCCTGAAGGCTATGACGAGGTTGTAGCGTTGACAGAGCATAACGGTTTGCTTATTGTTTTTGGTAAGCACTCCATGTTAATTTATGATGGAGCGCAGGGCGGTGATGGTATTTCAGGTAATCCCGCAGATGCTGTAACTACTATATTCCTAAAGGACACCGTAGAGGGCGTAGGGTGCATTGAGAGGGACTCTATACAGGCTACTGGTAATGACATACTATTCCTGTCTAATCGCGGTGTAATGAGCTTAGGGAGGCTTATACAAGAGAAGTCACTACCTTTGCGTGACGTTAGTAAGAACGTACGTACTGACCTGATGGAGCTTGTTAAGTTTGAGTCACAGCCTATTAAAAGTATTTACAGCCCTGACCACGCTTTTTACCTCTTGACGTTACCGTCTAGTAATATTGTTTATTGCTTTGACGTTAGAGCGCCTTTGGAGGATGGTTCGTTCCGTGCTACTACTTGGTCGGGTGTAAATCCTCTGTCTTATACGCAAATAGCAGGTGACGGTTTTTACATGGGAATATCTACAGGTATTGTCCAATATGGTACTTACCTTGATGATAACGCTACGTATAACATGAGTTACTTTAGCCAACCCCTAGACTTTGGACAGCCGTCTATTGTTAAGTTTTTAAAGAAGTTTAACTTATCGGTTATTGGGGGACAGCTTTCTACAGCGGTTCTTAATTGGGGTTACGACTACACAGAAAACTACAGCAAACAATCGTTTACCTTTGCTGAGTCTACTACGGCACAGTTCAACACAGCAGAGTTCAACACAACAGCAGAGTTTGCAGGGGGTGTAGACGTTAATACACCTAAAGTAAATACTACAGGTTCAGGTAATGTCGTTACTATCGGTGTTACATCAGTAATAAACAACAACCCACTTTCAATACAAAAAATTGACATACTAGCTAAAATCGGGAGACTCTTGTAATGTCTAACTATACAGTAACAACAGACTTTGGCGCTAAGGACAGCCTTCCTTCAGGCAACTCTGGTAAAATTATTAAAGGTTCTGAGTTTTCAGGTGAGTTTAATAACATCGCAACAGCAAGCGCAACCAAGGCTGACCTAGCGTCACCTACGTTTACAGGCACAGTAGTTATTCCTACTGCTACTATCACTACAGCTAATATAGCCGCAGGTGCTATTAACGCTACGTCTTTAGACTTGCAGAACAATGAAAAAATACAGCTAGGTGATGCCGACCAACTAGAAATTTTTACTGATGGTAACAACAGTATTATTAGGGAAACAGGTGACGGTGCTTTAAGTTTACGAGGGAATGAAGTAACTATTAAAAACCCTTCAGGCACTGAGACTATGGCCTTCTTCACTCAGAACGGGGCGGTGTCTCTCTACCATGACAATGCTGTAAAGTTTGCAACTACAGCAACAGGTAATCTTTCAAACGGTAATCTCACGTTTGGGGACAACCATCAAATTATCATGGGTGTGGGTGAAGATTTAAAATTGTATCACGACGGAACTAATAGTTACATTGAAGACTCAGGTACAGGTAACTTGAAAGTCTTAACTTCTAGTTTCGTAGTGAAGAACCCCGCTGATGATGAGATTATTCTTAAAGGAACTCCTGACGGCAGTGTTGACCTCTATTACAATAATGGTAAAAAGCTTGAGACAACTGCGACAGGTGCTAAAGTTACAGGCGCTCTGGTTGCGGGTTCTAAAGTAGGCATCGGTGTTGACACGCCTTTAAAACCTCTTCACATCTTCAGTGCGGCGACTGACGTTGTTGCGCGTATAGAATCAGGAGATGAAACAGCAGGTTTAGAACTTATAGACGCAACTACTACAGCGCAGGTTAAAGTAGCCAACGGTTTAATGACTATTGGTACAGACACTTCAGACGCTGTTGCTGATTCGGCTATAAGTCTTCGTGTAGACGCTGTTGAAAAAGTAAGAATTGAAGATGATTTAGTTATTATTAAGGACAACGCAAGAGTCAATGACAATTTATTAATGTCTTTCGGTAATGGCGTTGATATGTCAGTTAGCCATGTAACCGCTACCAATACAAATACAATTCAAAACAACAACAGCCGACCTATGGTGTTTAATGGTGTTTCCTTTGTTTTTCAGAACCAAGGTGCTGACGAAAAGCTAATGGAGATGACGGCTAACGGTAACGTAGAGCTGTATCAAAACAATAGCAAGAAGTTTGAAACAGTAGCTACCGGTGTACAAGTAACAGGTGAGACCAATACAAACAGCTTAATTGTGGACAGAGCTACTACTGGTATTATTACTGAATTTAAAGCAAACGGTGCGTTAGCGGGTGCTGTACGTACTACTACTTCAAGCGGTATAAGCGACATTACGTTGGGGTCAGGAAGCGTAGGTGTTCGTTTTGTTAATGCCGCCGGTGGTGCAATTGCTAACATTTCACCAACGAGCGTTACAACCAATGGCGCACAGGATGACCTAATTGACTTGGGTCGTGCAAGTGCTAGATGGGACAACATATACGCAACCAACGGTACAATTAACACTTCTGATGCTAACGATAAGCAAAGCATTGAGGAGCTAACTGAAGCAGAGACTCGTGTAGCTCAGGCTTGTAAAGGCTTGGTACGTAAGTTTAAGTGGAACTCAGCAGTAGAGAAGAAAGGCAGTGAAGCTCGGTATCACTTTGGTGTTATCGCTCAGGACGTACAGTCAGCCTTTGAAGCCGAAGGTCTTGACGCGGGCAACTACGGTGTGTTTGTTAGTTCAACTTGGGAAGATGAAAACGGTGTGGAACAGACAAGACTTGGTGTACGTTACACTGAGTTATTAGCATTTATCATTGGGGGATTAGTATAATGGGAGCATGGGGAAGTTTATTTGGGGCAGGTGCAAACTTTGCCGCGATGGAAGAAATCTTAAAGAGATTAGACGAATTAGGCCAACAGTCCACAGAAGGAATGGAGGACATAGCTACTGGCGTTACCGCCGGTACTGAGTTTGTACCTTATACTGTAAAAACAGGGGACGGGACTTTTACAACTACCGAGGCAGGTGGTTTAAACTTTGTTATGAACGAGGAGGCACAGGCCAGACAAGACGCACGTTTTGCTGAGGCTGAATCATTATTCGGACGTGCCGCCGCTGACCCCACAGCTAACATACAGGGTATTTATGACCAAATAAGGGCAGTACAACAGCCAGAAGAAGCTCGTAATCTTTCAGGGATTCAACAGGGTTTGTTTAGTAGCGGTCGTGGTGGTATTTCCTCCGCACAGTATGGTGGTACTCCTGAACAGTTTGCTTTTGAAAAGGCAAGACAAGAGGCAATGAACGAAGCGGCAGTATCGGCTAGAAGTTTATCTAACCAAGAACGCGCGGCTGACCTGCAAAGTGCTATGCAGTTGTCTGGAATGGGTTACTTAGGACAAGACAAGGCGTTAAGTATGTTTGAACAAGCATCGCTTCCGGCTCAGTTGGCTCAAAAAGGTCAGCTATCTGGACAAGAGCTTGCCGCTCAAGCACGTATAGCCGGTCTAGAAGGACTCTTAGGTATGGGACAGGTAGGGGCTGAAACAAGTACAGCATTCTTACGTGCGCTAGTATCGGGATTAACTGGCGACGACGCTCTTTTTGACTTTTAATAGGAAATATAAATAATGGCTAATACAAACATACAACGATTGCTGACAGATTTTGGTCGTGAGCGACAAGAAGAGCAATCAGGTTCTTCCTTTGGGGCTAGAATGGCCGCCGCCGGTCGAGGGTTTGGGCAAGGAATGATGACAAACTTAGGAAGAGCGGGAGCTGAGTCCGGTATTGGGTTTTTAAAAGACTTGGATATGCGTCCTGCCGCTGATAAACTACGAGAAAAGTTAAAGACTATCGACCGTACCACTCCTGAAGGACAATCAGAGCTTGTTCAGATTATTACAGCTACGCAAGGCATGGGAGCCGGTGTTGCTCTACAGGAGCAGTTTGCCGCTCAAAACAAAGCACTGGCTGAAGAGAAGGCTAGAAAGGAAGCCCTTGCTAAACAGAGAAAGGCGCTAGTAAATTCTGCTAAATCTCTGGGCCTTACTTCTACAGTAGAAGCCTTACAAAGTGGAGGTAGTCTAGAGGAAGCTCAGAAGACTATATACAAAGAACAGGAACGTAATATAGTAAACAGAGGAGGTCGTAAGGGTAAAGTCGCTGTAGCTAAATCTAAGAACGCTTCTCCTGAGCTTATTGCTGACATTAACGACGGTAAGTATGATTCTATGTCTGATGATTTGTTTATCGAACAACTACAAGGTAAGAAAGCAACTATTAAAGCCTTTACTAATGCTCAGGGAGAAGTTCAGAGCCGTCGTGTAGATGAGTCTGCTAATGTTTGGAACCCTGACTCAGGTAAGTGGGAGTCTCCTATGGACTTAGGCTTAAAACCTGCTCCTGTTGTTACTAAACAGATTAGTGCGGCTGATGGTATCACTTCTAAGCTGACAGGTAAAATGCTTGATAACTTCTTGGAGTTAAACGATGAAGCGCGTAACAGTCTTAAAATCTTAGGTACTAACCAAGAAAGTATTAAGGCCCTTAACAACGCAATAGAGCCAGGATTTACAGGCGATTTAAAACTAGAGTTAATGCGTATTGGTAAAGCGGCGGGTATCGTACCTGAAGATATGACGGATAAAGTAGCGGCTACTGAGTTGTTCCTTAAACAGAGAAACTCACAGGTTCTACCTCTAATTAAAAACTTAGGTACAGGTACTGCGGTATCGGATCGTGACTGGGAAAC